TGACTTATGCTCAAGCTCTTTCCGAGTTCCGACAAACTAATACTCAAGAGTTCCTCAAAGCATACGGAGTTTAAATCATGCAAACACAAAACATCGTTAAATCATATGTCGCCGCGTCGACTATCTCAGAGTTCGATCTTGTTAAGTTCGATGCGAATGGAAAGATCGCTCAATGTGGAGCCGCGGATGCGACTTCAGCTCTTATCCTTGGAATCGCTCAACGTGGATGCGCCGCGGGAGAAGTTACCGACGTACTTATCCAAGGTGTAAGCCGAGCGAAACTCGGAGCGATCGCCGCTTTCGAAAACTCTGGAGACTGCTTATTGACAGCGGCTGCAAGTGGAAAACTCGACAGCGCGGCCTCTACAAACTTTGTAGTCGCTCGTATTCTTCCAAATATCAATTCAACTGCAAGCGCGGACGGAGATCAAGGTGAAGTCCTTTTCTTCGGTCCTGTCGTCGTTAAAGCTTAAGGAGTAAACAATGGCTTCATCATATAGCAATATCCATCCAGTAGATCAGATTCTAACGAGCCTCGCTGTCGAAGCGATCCCTTCCGACAGTCAACTCATTGCTGATCAAGTTTTTGAAAAAGTAAACATTCCTGAAAGAAGCGGTACTCTTCTCATCGAGAATACTCGGAACTTCATGGGAGCGACTGACTTAGACTTGGAGCGTGCTCCAGGTTCAAGCCGCGCAATGATTGGATCTTTTGATCGTACTAACTTGACTTACAAAGCGAAGATCTACTCTGCAAGCGACTCAATCGCGATGGAAGATATCTTCGATAGTCAATATCCAGGATCTGAAGAAGCGCGTATCGTTCGTAAAGTTGCTCGTACAATGAAACTCGCTAAAGAGAAACGCGCTGCGGATCTTCTTTTTGATACTGCGAACTTTACTAACAATAGTACAGTAGCCGCTTTAACAGGAGGAACAGGAAACAAGTTCAACGCCGCGGGTGGTGAACCTCTCCATGATCTTCATGTTGTAAAAGATACTGTCTTCGCGAACTCTCACGGAATTAATCCCGATTGTTTAATCTTGGGTCGTGATGTATTCCGAGAACTCGCTCGTAATCCCGAAGTACGTGGATTCGCGGGAACTGTCGGAAATGGATTCGCAAGCGGAAATCGCATCCTAAACGACGAAGTTGTAATCCAAGTATTGAAAGACGTTTTAGGAATTCCTAACGTATACGTTGGAGCCGCTCGTCGTGAGACTGCGAATCCTGGAGCGACATCAAGTGAAGGATACATTTGGACAGCTGATACTATCTTCATGGGTATCCTCAAGGGATCTGACGCTGTAGTATCAAAGAGCGGAAACGTTAAGGCTATGCCTGTAGCTGCTCTTGACTTCGAATTCAGTGGATTGAGCGCGGGTCAATATGACGCTCTTGATTCAACTCGTCGATACGTATGGAATGAGGAAGTTCAATCATTCACTAAGATTGATGACTCTTTCGCGTTCTTATTGACTGACTGTCTATAAGAGGTTGAGTTAATGTTCTCTTGTCTTGACGATCACGATCATATATTACTTGCAGAGCGGATCGATGCTGATGAAAAGGCGATCGAAGACCTCACTCGTCAAGCCAAAGAGCAACCTCCAATCCTAGCCAAAATCACGAAGGCGCGGATCAAAGAACTCAAAGCGGAGAAGAGAGCCGCAGATCAATTCGGAACCGTTTATAAAAAAGCGACTCGTCGTCTCATGGATTCCCTGAAGGACGCGATTGATCAATCTTCTCCCGAAGCTCTCCTCTCCCTCCCAAAGGATCAACTCATTGAGCTAATCCTCGCTGGAGGGATTGCTGAATCTGTGGAAGATTTTATAGATCAGCAAAATAAAATGTTAGAGGCGATCAACGAATCGATCTCGGTTGTCGATCCGACTTGGACTCCTCTATTCATTGAGACGGAGGTCGACTCCATACGAGCCTTAACCGTTCAAAACGTGTTTGACGATATAGTCGTCCCTAGCGTCGCGAAGAATGTTAAGGAATCACTCCTCTCTATGGTGATCGATACTCCTCCTTCCTTAGCAATTTCCAATCTTGCTCTAACTTTAGAGAAGGGAGCGGGAACACTGCAAACGGAAGTCAGAACAAAGATCTCTCAATTCGGAAGATCAGTAAACATGATAGCCGCGGATACTGTCGGAATGGATCACTATTTATATACAGGTCCTCGCGATGGAATTACGCGCGCTTTTTGTCGTCCCTTGATCAACAAGGTAGTCGACAAGACACAACTCGGAAAACTAAACAATGGACAAGGATTATCGGTGCGGACTTCTGGAGGTGGATATAATTGTCGACACTCTTGGAGTCCCGTAACAGAATCTTTTATGGAAGCCGCAGGCCTTGACAAAGCGACAGCCGCGGACATCTCCAAAGCCAACTCAGGAGGAAAAAGAAAGCGATGAGAAAAGCAGTATTAAATAAAAACTATTCTTTCGAATGGATCGCTCCAAGTCCTATCAATGGGACTCCCTCCTTGACCTTGAATGGGATCAACTATGATCTCTCTTTGTCTCGTCCGAATGCGACAGTTTCAGCGATTGGAAACGATCGGAGGACTTTGACTGTCGATAATCAAGGAACGGGATTGGAGAGGAATCAAATCAAGGCCTTCCTCATTACGAATGGGGATACTTACTATAACGTCACAGTCGTGAGAGTTGTCGGAACCTCTGCGATCCTTGCCGAGCCTCTCCCTCGTGAAGTCGACTTGTCTTCGACTGCGACTCTTGAGTTCTCCCTTTGGTCAGTCATCCTCCTTAGTACAATCGATGTACTGACGACAGCAAACACTTATCCATTTATCGTCAATTATGTTTCTGACGTTGGAGCTAATACGCGAAACAAGATTGATAAAGGATTGATCAAGTCCACTCCTCGTCCATTTACAACTGGATTGACTCACGATGATCTTGTCGAGATCTTCGCTCCGCTTGCCGATATGGTCCCTCGTCGTCAATCGGACTTCCTAGGTCAAATTAATGCGGCTCAAGAGGAACTCATCCTCCAAATTAGAGACGTTGTTTTGTCGCAGGATGCAACCGAAGACGAAGTATTCAATCCAGAACAATTCCGATTAGCTCATGCTTATTGTACAGCAGCTCTCATCTATGAACAAAATCTTCAAATGGATGTCGCAGAGCAAATGAGAAACAGATGCTCTGAGTTAATGGAGATCGCTCTTCGCTCCCTCGCTTTGGACTTGGATGGAGATGGAGTGATCGATTCGGGAGAGTTGGATCTTCGGGAGAGCGGAGGAAAGACGACGGACTTCCGCGCTTCATGGAAGAACTATCAACGATCATCTAACGACTCCTTCTTCACTGCGACAAGAGGAATGCGTCATTAAATAGGAAATCACTTCCTATTTAGAAAAGGAGTTCTCATGGGTACAGTAAAATTAAAGTTTCCAAAAAAGCTTTGGACGAAAAAGGACACAATGAGACTCGCGATGAATACGCTTGCATCGATTAAGCTTCGGACCTCCAAAGGATTGGACGCGGATGGAAATCCATTCGACTCCTATTCAGTTAAGCCGATTTATATCCCAATCGGAAAAGGGACAGGAGCAAGACTCAAACCAAAGGGAGGACGAGTCAGTCGGACGGGAAAGTCGGTTTTTTACTCTGGAGGATATGAAGAGTATAAGCATGAATCCCGAAAGCGAGGGAGTCCCAATGATTCCGCGGAAGTGGATCTCGTCTTGAGTGGATCCTTGATGAATAACCTTGTCGTCCTGAATGCAGAACAAACGAAGTTTACAATCGGATTGACTTCTCATGTCCAATATTATGGATATTATGTAAATGAGAAAAGAGAGTTCATTGGACTCTCTGATAAGGATGTCGAAATCCTCTTCCAAACAGTCCGCGCAGAGATCGCAAATAAGATCAATAAGGAGGATAAAAAGAAATGAGTCAAGGCATATTCAAAAGTCTTGAGAAGTTGGAGGACATGATCCAAGCGATCGATCCAAAGACTGACTCCCATCAAGGCTTTGTCGCAATACAAACAGGGAACGGAAGGACTCTTCCTCTTGATCAACGTCCCAACTCGAATCGATACTTTGAGATTGAGACAATCACCTTCGCAGAAGACGACGGACTAGCAGGATTAAGCGGAAGGAAGCGGACCTCCTTGGAGCTTAGAGTAAGATATGATATTCCAAGCGACATCGGATTCCTAAAAAGATTGATCA